TGGCTTGTAATGAAGCGGTTTGAGATTTGCCAGAGAAAGGGTTTTGTTCTCCCACTCAAGTAATTCCAATTCCAGCTTAGCTATTCGTTCGTCCTTTTCGATTAGACGGTTGTGCGCCTGGCGAACCGCACTGGCAATCCACCAGACGCCGTAAAGTGACCAACCAGATTGAGCTTCCATTTAAGCCGCGAACAACGCTTTCCCTGTCTTTGGGTTTGTAACACCTTCCCAGCGATCAGGGTTAGCATCAAGACCAAAGCCTTCGCCAATCTGAAACGGCTCGCCATCCTTCGGGATAACTCTCATTCCGGTACGAGGCCCGATAGTTGAGAGTGGAATCACCGCTGAGAGGCGCTTGGATGCGTCTGTAGCGTTCTCATCCTGGCTCGGTGGGATGCCTACATAGTCCTGACCAGAAGTGTGATCACGAACATACACCAAGCCCGAACGCGCCATTCGCGCAAAAAGTGAATTGTCTTCCGCCGGCTTCTCTTCTATTCCTTTAGCAGCGTCATCAATGCTGGCCGCTGCTTTGGATTTCTTCCCGCTGTCTACCGATTCCGCGATGTTGCCGGCAGATGTGCTATGCGTTTCTAAACTGTCCATTGCCGCTTTCGGCTTATCGGTCGTTGCCATTTTCTGAATTCTCCTTTTGGTTCAAACCATTACCCCTTGAGGGCGTGTACTGTACAGTGTCCAAACCTTAGCATTAGACGAGAGTTTATTTTCTGAACCGGATTTTCTGAACCGCTCTGGAAGGTGGGCGGTTCTGCTCCGCAGTCATCGCCCCCAAGTGAACACGGCGCGAGTGAGCGGCTATCTCAGCCTCTTTTAACGACAACTGTTCAATCGTCTCAAGTCGAATTGCAGGGTCGAGCTTCAATTCATTCTTATCGCTGGGAGATAACGCTGCGGACGTTACGCCCCACCTAGCAACCGCATAGCGTATGGTTGTAATAATGTCGTCAAAGATTCCCTTAGGTCTCATCTTGGGTACAGGCTTGCCGCGCTCTTCAGGTGGATAATGCCACGCAGGAATCTCCGCTCTTAACCTTTTGAAGCCTCGCTGGGTCTGCGAAGGTGTGACAAAATACGTGCCGGTTCGCTCGTTCTTTGCTAGGAAATATTCACCGTTCATTGCAACAAAATAGATCCGGCATCTCCCACGCAGGACGGGACGAACTGGATTAGGTAGGTGTTTATCTGTAATTTCAAAGTGAAAAACCAGTTTCCGTCGCCCTTTGTCAAAATCCAAATCAGGGATGTTCCAGTTATCGCCGCACTGTTTTAATAGAACTTCTTTTGGGTCGGTGGCCTCATGCGACATATCGTTTACTTGGGGACGGCGCACCCATTCTTTTTCCCTTCGTACTCCGATCTGTCTTTCAAGTTCACTGTAAAAGGCAAACCCTTCAAGTTCCGTTGCCCCAATCGGCATAATCGGAAGACTGTAAAAGAAAAACAGCGAGTCGCTAAGTATCCAGTTCGCGGCAGGGCGAGCAAATAAGCTGTAGGCCCATATATGCGTGTCGTTCTCCTCTCTCGCGCTCTCACCGTAGTCTGCCACCCGCCCCCAATTCCAGTCATCTGGTAGCTTAAACCGCCCATCAACGCCTCGAAAGAGATGAGACTTGCCGCTCTCTCGGTACGCCTCAATCAACTCGTCTTGAGTAATGAAGCAGTATTCTTCTTTAACGTTCTTCAGAACCCGTCCCGGTTGGGACCCCTCATAGTTTCTATCTATTTCCTGGGCAATTTCTTCTTCTGTCATTGCTGGGCCGATATACCCAAACGGGAGCGATGAATACCACCGCTCATCAAGCCAGGGATGCTCTCGCCAGTCCATCTCAAACTTGCGCGTACGACCGTCGTGAGCCAGTTCATAGAATTTATTGAACTTACCCTGCACTGACGACACGTCAACCGAAGTGTTACAGGTTCGAGAGAGCGAAGTGTGTTGCTGGTAGCCACCGTTCGGCCAGATAGCAGACTCATCCTTGAGCGCAAACGTCGCCCGTCTTTGCCGTCCCACATTAGCGGTCGGAGCATCGCCTTGTAGCACCGCTCCGTTCTCGGGGTTTACCAACTGCATAAAAGGCATATCTCGATCAAGTCGAAAACCTTTTGGTAGCATCCAGTTCGGTAACAGTCTCAGTTGGAACCTGAGTTTTTCAAACAACGTGCCGGGGTCTTTCTTGGAATCAACTAAATCCTCGTTAGCAGACAGTGGTAACCCAACAAAGTCTCTGCGATACCGCCATTGCTTGAGCATCCATCGCAGCGTGATTTCGGTCGCGCCCATCGTGCGGCTCTTTTCGCATACCCCTGATACTTGGAACTCAAAGGTGAGACGATCAAGCCACTCAAGGTAGCGTTCCTGAAACTCAAAAAGCGCAAGCGGAGTTACACCGAGCGCGGCGTTACGAGGGTCAACCGTCCAGGCGTAATACTCAAACCAGTGGGCCGTATCATCTGCGCACTTCTTGTTCTCGGCTTCTATATCTTCAAGTGCATCAAGGTAGGCAATCCGTTTTTCAGCCAAGTCAGCAGCGCGAGTCAGTTGCCAACCAATTAGGTCCCGTTGATACTCACGCGCTCCGCGTTCAACATCATTCGATGCCTGTTCGATAAGTATCTGTAATTTGGATTGTTCGGCAGGAATAAGAGCACGGGCCTTTACGCACTGCTCTAATTGAGAAACTAAGTAAGGGTTGGAGTCTCGCCAGTTTTCAGTTCGGATATTCTGGCTCTGCTGTTGGTCCGCTGCCGGCCACAGGTGTTTCATCCTGATTGAAGGCGGCAGCAATCGCTCCGAGATCAAGTTTGACGCCATGTGTTTCGCTCTGTGCAAACTTCAGCCATTCAAGTAAGTCTTTGTCCGTAGCGATAATTTCACCTTTAGTTTTTTGTCTTACAACCCGCATCGCCAACCGGACTCGTTCCGCCTTGCTGGCTATTCCGATCATTAGCGAGAGACGGTCAACTTCGGCGGCAAACTCAGGTTCACATAGCCAATTACAAATCGTGCGACGGCTAACGCCCACATCGTCAGCAACTTCTTGCTGAATCTTACCCTCAGCGAGACCGAGCGCGGCTTTGCTTCTTTCGTCTGTCCACTCAAATTGTGAAATTGGTGTGCAATCTGCCATTTCTGCTCAATTTGTAACTTTTACTCTGTGTCCGTCGCTCTCTAAGGCGTTTCCACAGCCTAGGTCCTGCCAGTGGTATTCAGTTTTCGCCCTTAAGATTAGCGATTGCCGCTCTGAAACTTTCCGCTCGCTCCCGACAAGCTAAAGCCATCTGCTTGTTACCTTCAGCTTCATAAATACGGCCCGTTTGTTTCAGCGGTCTTTAAGGCGATTTCAAGTTCTACTATTGCGCTTTCCATATTCAACCTTTCAGGGTTTTGATTGACTTGATTGTCCCTTTCGGAATAAGCGTCAATGCGTTGTACTGTTCAACACCTTCCGACTTTCCGCCAGCTAGAACTACAAAGTCCTTAGTATCCCGAATCAGATAACCAACTGACTCCATTCGCCATGTCGGTGCCTGCATCCAACTATCAATATCTTCCGGGAACTTCCATCCTCCATAGGTAACACTATCAACCCAAGTTACTAGAACCAGTCGCGGAGACTTCACAGATGTAAGGATAAGCCACGGGACGGGTTTACGTCTTTAGCTTGATTGTTCAGCCTGTTCGGGCGTAACCTAACGCCCATGCGATACCTCAACCGCTCGATTTCAACGCTTATCCTCTTAGTCCTTCTGAGTTCAATAGCCGCTGGAAAGAAAGAGCGTCAGTGGCAAACCGGAAAACTGCTGGATACCAACAGCGAGGGCTATACAACCTACGGTGGCTCAAGCACTCAGGGCCACGTAAACGCTGATGGCACCTATACCGCCTCGACCACTCCATCCTCCTGGCGTCATCAGAAATACGTCTTTGTAATTCAGGGCGACGATATGATTTATGTCGTCAGCCATGTTCTGTCCTTCCGCTGGTCAAAAGAAGTCCATTTAACTGTTAATGGCCCCGTCAAATATGCTGTTGAGAAAGATAACTTTTACCTTCTTGATGAGAAAGATCGCGAATTCAAAATGCACATCGAAAAGAAGATTCTGCGAGAGAAATGAAAACGCTCAAACTCATTGTGCTTTACCTTCTGTTCTTCGCCGCGATTGCTTTAGTTGGGATATGGATTTGGCCGACCAACGATGTAGTAGGCCCAGATCCACCGGATTCAACCTTACATTAAGGTGTGTACCTATACGCAGCGGTTCGCGGCTGGCGAGCAATCCGGGGTTGCCGCTTTCCACCAGTCTTAATCCATTCATTAACTGCTTTACGAACTTTCTCAACCGCATCTTTCAGCGCCTTGGCCTTGTCTTCGTCGGACATGGACTGGTAACTCCTCGTTTCAACCACTTTAGATAGCTCATCGGCCATTGCTTTACCTTGCCGAATCTGACGCTCACGTAATTGCGCATCGTTCTCGCCCGGCTGCTTGTTGGCTTTTGGGACACCCACATCCAGCCTGATTAGCTCTTTAATAAACGGATCGCTTTTCTCGCTTGTTGATATAGTGGGGTCAGCAAACCCTGTGCGTCTCGATTCTAATGGACGCGCAAATACATCCACTTGCTCCGGCAAGCGCGATCGGGCAATCGGTACTCGTGCCTGGATGCGACCAATGATCCCTCTACCCTCTCGCCGTTTATTATCAATCACGGCTCCCGCGTCAGTTACGAGTGTCGGTATGGCGCTTCCTGCTGTTTGAGCAATGAACGCCTCACCCGCTCTACCAGGGTTCTCCAAAGCATCAACAACCCCTGATGCCCCCCGCAGGAACGGTTGATCCATCAGTACCTTTGAGCCAACCGGAACGGCAGCACTCGCTAAACTCCCGCGCTCTTCACCTTCCTTTAGTGGTCTAGTGTTCTCACGATGTAACGCAGCCCCAATAGCAATTACGTTTCCAATCGGACTGAATGCGCCAATCTGATGCCAGGTGTTTCCGACTTTGACTGACAACGGCGAACGTCCTGACGCTTTCTGAACTTCTCGATCCCCCGCATTGTCTTCTGATAATCCCGTGGCTAATCCATTCTGAGCCATCCAGTACCCAAGGGCGATTAGGCCCGAGCCTGTAACAGACCGTCCGATAGTTTGAGAAAACTTCCTTTGATCCTTAAAACTCATCTTCTTATTGATCGCCGCCTTCAATAGCTGCAATCCACCACGCCCTAACCCTAAAGGCGTAGATTCCATTAAACGGCTCGCAATGTTCGCGGGTGTCTGCTTGAACGGCAACACTAAGTCGATAGCAGTAGATCCGACTGGCCCGCTCTGTCTGCGTAACCATTCCACACCCTTAGCAGCCTTGTTCGGATTATTAAATGTAGCAACTTCAGCGTCCAACGCAGCCTGTGCAACCATCTCTGCCGGCGGATTCTCAGATAGCTCTTTTGCGGTTTTCTTGAACTCTTTTGCTCGCAATCTTGCCTGGTCTTCTATCGAACGTTTGAATGCGTAGGTTCTAAAAACTTTATCTTCCGCTCCAAGCGTTCTGAAGACTGTATTCACGTAAGCATCAATGATTTTAGATCCGCTATTCATCTCTCTCGGTCGCTCTAGCTTAGCCAGGTCTTCAGCAGTCGCTCCGTACTTAACAATCTGCATTGCTTCACGGACGCCTTTAGTCGCCGCTGTATAACTAGACTTCGCAACGTCAATCGGATTCGGAGCGCCTAAAGCTCTGCGATGCGTAACGGTAGAAACAAGCAAATCGGCAATGGCCCCTGGTACGCGAGAAACTTCTTCAAAGGCTTGGAACGCTCCTGTGCCGCCGACGTTCCTAATGTGCGTTCGGATGCCCGTCAACATTCCTGCCTTACGCATCGCTAGAATCGTTTCGAGCTTTGAATCTGTACCTCGTATGTCAGCGTCAATCTTCCGCTTCAATTGCTCAACTCGGGCTTTCAGATTCGAGGTCTCTCTGTCGTAGACGATGGGGCCACGCTTCGGTGGTTCGCTGTAATCTTTCTCTCTTATGCGACGTTCTAACTCATTGATTTGGCCTTGTAACTGCCGTCGCATCGCGGGCGCGGTATTCTTTGGCCCCAACTTCGGCGCGTCAGTAATGCGCGGCCCCTCCGCTCTAACCTTGTTCACGTCCGAACGGCGCGGCCCAATAAACGGGGCTTCTTCGATTCGTGGTCCTGCTGCTTTCAATCTTTGTGCGTCAGACAGCCTTGGGCCTTGTAGTGGTATGCCCGACCGCGACGCTTCAGATAGTTTCGGCCCTGGTACTGGAACACGCTGAATATCCGACTTGCGCGGTCCTTCCATCGGAAGTCTGTAAGCGTCTGTCTTGCGTGGCCCCTCAAGTGGCACTCGGTTAATATCGCCGCGCCGTGGCCCTTCCTTCACGCCGTATTGCTCTCGCTTACTTGGACCTTCGCGCCTTGCTGCCCGTTTGCCCGCCTCAATATCCTCTTGGCTGGATACGCGATACATCTCAGACTTGAGACGATCTAATTCTTTTTGTAACTCTGAACGGGTACGCTTCGATTCCAAGCCGTAACCAGAAATAGCGTCGCGTATGTCGCGCTTCGTAATCTCGCCAACGTGCTCTTTAACGGCGGTATAAATCTCGTCAACTAAAGCCTCTGCCCGTACAGTTCCCGCCTTCACGCGGTTGCGGGCCATCTGTGCAATCAGTCTTGTTAGAA